GGCAGTTTGGGGTAAGCACGGCAGCTATTCCGGGATGGAAGCCAAAAGATAGTCCTAAATTAATAGCCATGATGCCTGTTAAAAATGAATCAGATCGTTATCTGGAAAGAGTGTTAGAAAATACTTTGACTTTTGCTGAGGAAATCGCGATACTTGATGACCATTCTGACCCAGACCAGTACGCAAAACTTCTTGACATTCAAAACAAGTTGGGATGCGACAAAATTCATGTGGCGCAAGCAACGGCTACTTGGGATAACGAAAGCGAATTGCGGGCTGAGTTGTTAAGATTTGCCTTAACACGAAACCCTGACTGGCTGATAGCGGTGGATGCAGATGAACTTTACGAGCCTGATATGGCAGACGTTGTAAAGGAATACATGACACAACAATCAATTGATGTTGTTGCTTTTCGCTTTTACGATATGTGGAACGATGAAGATCATTACAGGGACGATGATTTTTTTCCAGCGGCAACCGTATATGCCCCCCGTATGTTTAGAGTAAAGAACGGCACAGAATATCATTTTAACGGAAAGTTAAGGCATTGCGGAAGCATCCCGCAAAACATAGTGGACGATGTCTTTTTGCCTAGTTCTATTCGTGTAAAACACTTAGGCTATATGAACCCACAGGACAGAATCCGTAAGTATCGGGAAAAGACGCAAGATGACCCAACATATCAGTATTACTCTAAGGAAATATACGATGCCATATTGGACAATGATCCTCCGTGTGTCGAGTGGAGCGACCAAAACTATTGGCAAGCTGGAGCAGGTAAATTGGTTATCGCTTATCCCCCAGATATGCACTGGCAGATTATGAAGCAACGTCCCCATCACTTGCTGAGTTTAGCTGCAAGCGAACGACATAGAGTATTTTTTGCCGACGACATGGCCCCTGCAGACACCATTGATGTCGAGCCCTATTTGACGTTAGTTAAGAACTGGCAGGACTGCGAATTTGTCAAGGATGTAGATGTGTTATATGTAACTGCCCCGCATCAATTGGCATATTGTGGACACATAAATTACAAGACGATTGTTTATGACTGCGTTGATTTTCAAGGAAGTGGTGATGAAGAGTTAATTCGTACCGCAGATCATGTGTTGTGCGCTTCGCAAATGCTTTATGACCGGGCTTTGCGGTTGGGTGCGCGAGGTCCCGTTTATGTGCCTAATGCTTGCAATTATGCACACTTTGCGTCAACGCTAAGTCCGCAAAACGACGTGGTGGGCTATATGGGGATCGTGGCATCCGTCCTTAACTTGGACATAATCAAAGAACTGGCGAAGCGTTGGCCTATGTTTATGATGGGCGAGATAAAAACCGACGTGTCCATCTTGAAAGGCAAAGTGGACATCCGTGGACATGTCCCATACGACGCATTACCGCAAAATCTGGCTTCAGCCAAAGTAGGGATTATTCCCAAGATAGGCGGTGACCATGAAATGCATTCGGCCCCTATAAAAGCTTATGAATATCTAGCGGCAGGTAGGCCAGTTGTTGCCACGCCTATTCCTGAACTATTGCCATTGGCCGAACAGGGATTGATTCGCGTGGTAGAAGAAGATGACATAGATGGTTGGATACAAGCAGTCGGCGAGGCCATGAAGGAATATCCGAACAAGGCAGGGCAAGAGTATGCACGTCAACAGACGTGGCAGGCCCGTTATGAGCAGATAAAGGGGGCTTTAGGTTGGATTTAACTAAGTATTGGGATGGCTCAAAAGATGAATTATCCAACCGCGACCCCGAGACGCTTATAGGATGGAAAGAGAATTACCAGTATATTGCTGATTGTATGACCGTACTTGACATTGGGTGCGGTATTGGCAATGTGGTATCGTGGTTATGCGATAAAAAGCATATAGCAATGGGCATTACTTACCAACAAAAAGAAGCTAATAAAGCTAGGGAATTGGGCAGAATTGTTCATTGCCAAGATATGCACGAAATAACTTATTACAATAATTCTTTTGACGCTTTCATAATGTGGGACAGCCTAGAACATGCCATTGCCCCGCTTGTGGCACTAATGGAAGCTAAACGTGTAACTCGCAATGGTGGTAAAGGTATGATATTTATTCCTAATCAGGACTGGATAGAGTGCAGTTATCATATCATCGTGCCGACAATCCGGCAAATGAAACACTTACTTGAATTGGCAGGTTTAACGCTTGTAGATATTGTTGACATGGGCAATGAACAAGCCGTATACAAGGTGGCGGTGAACAAATGATAAATGACCGCGCATGGTGGGAAAATGAGTTCTTAAACAATTGGGAAGTTGGCTTTGACGGCAAAGAGCAGACATTATATTTCGCTCAGTTGATGCTTGCTAACCTGCCGGAAGATGTCAAAGCGTTTTTAAGCGTGCCAGGGACAACCGTATTGGATTGGGGATGTGCGCTTGGGCAGGCGGTAAATTTAGTGCAAGCAACCTTCTCTGGTGCCAATGTTACGGGGCTTGATTTTGCTGAAAAAGCGATTGAAAAGGCGCGTGTATTGTTGAGCCTGTAGACAATTTTGTGCACAGTTCTACCTGGTGGTTTAACGTGCCCGAGTTTTTGATGGTGGTGAAGAAGTGATGGGCAAGCGCAACCGCGAGATAGCCCGCGACTGTTTCGACATAAGGATTTGGCAGGCGAGATGGGATGTGGTTTTGAGGCAGTTTGGAGGTTGATTTAAGGTGAAAATAGCCGTTTTAAGCGAAAGCTTCCTGATGGGCGGACTGGAAACTAGGTTGAAGGGAATATTCAAGCGTGTGCAAGGGCATGAGGTTTGTCTGGTTGTTAAAAATTATGATAAAATCAACACTGGCCTTTTTGATGATATTCGGATTAGCGCGATGGACAAACAAAGTATAAAAAGGGCCTTACAATCCGTTTGCCCCGACATCGTGGACGTTCACCCGTTTAATAGCCTTATTGAAGGCGCAGCAGCTTGTATGGAGTTAGGGCTTCCGTATGTAGCTACGATTCACGGTCCGTACATCAATAGTCAATACATAAAAGCGTTGGAAGGCGCAAAATGTGTATTCGCTGTTTCGGAGGAGGTGGAAAGCCATGTTCGCTTGCTGGCGAAGAATGCCAATGTAATAGTGCTACGCAATGGCATTGATTTGGAACGATTCAAGCCTGTTTACGCTGGACCTGGAGGGAAAACAGTAGTTATCGCGCGGTTAGACGATGGCAAATATCCGGGAGTGAAAAAATGCCTTGATGCCTTCCCGATGGCTGATGTTATTGGCACTGGCACGATGCTGAACAATTTACAAAAAGAATACTCCTCCGCCCGTTTTTTAGGCTATAAAGACATAGCGGAGCATTTCGGCGAATATGGTGCTGATTATTCTTTAATTGCCGGGATGGGTCGAGTGGCATTAGAAGGGATAGCAATGGGTTATCCTGTTTTGTTAGTGGGATACGATGGTATAAAAGGGTTTATAACTCCGGAAAGCTTTGAGAGGCTATCTTATCGAAATTTTTCAGGGCGTGGAGAACCGAATACAGATATTGATGAACTTTTCCCACCAAATAAAAAACTGCGCGACATGTTGCGTAAAAACCACGACGAAAAGAAGATCGCAAGCCAATATTTTGATATTATCGAGAAACTATTCAAATAGTGGTTCAATGTCCCTGAGTTTTTGGTGGTGGTGAGGAAGGCTTAACTCTGGAAAGGTGGTGATAATGATTGTGGCCTTTTGATAGATTGGCAAGAAGGACAAGAGACCCTTCAATCCCTACAGACCGTCAAACAGTCATAGGTGATTCGGGTGGTTACGGACGAAAAACACTATCCCCGTATCGTTCTCGAACGACCGATGTATTGGAAACTCTACGGCTTTATAGTGACGAAGCACAGGCAATTGATTTTGTTCGCAAGGTAACACCAGATGTTTCGATGGCGGTATGGAACTTTGTCAGGTTGGCGAACCAGGGACATGAGATGAGGTTTTATGCGCTAGGAGATAAGGAGCGCAAGACCCATTTGCGGGACGTTGAATTAGAATGGCGTGATTTTGCCTCAAGGGTAAATGCCATATCCAATGCGGGGCTTGATGGACTGATAGACATACTGCATCAATCGGCATATCTCAGGGGCGCACAAGCCGTTGAGGTAGAAGTGAACACTGATAGAACCGATATTATTGACGTTCATCCAGTTATTCCCCAAACCATTGAATGGGAATTGGAAGAACGGGGCGGTAGGCAGGTTTACATTCCGTATCAACGGCAAATGCTTAAGAAGGTATCGCTAGAACCTGGCAAAGCAAACTTCTTCTGGGTTCCGACTGACCCTGACATAGACGACCCCCGTGGAAACCTTGTGATGGCTCCTGTGTTGCAGTCCATTGACTTTCAGTTGCAGATTATGAGTGACTTGCAGGCGGTCTTGCATCGGCAGGGTTGGCCGAGAAATGACATTGCAATCTCAATGGAGCGCATGATGCAGTCAATGCCACCCGATGTAAAGGGAAATGCCGCTAAACAAACACAGTGGCTTTTAGAGCAACACAACATCATTAAATCCCAACTCAACAACCTTGAACCCGATTCCGATTATCTGCACTTTGATGACATAACTATTGACATGACCCAAGGGGCTAATGGTGGTCGGAGTTTAGATGTTCGAGCCATAACCGAGATACTTGACACTCAAGCGTTGTCAGGTACAAAGCAGATGGCTATTTTTATGAACAGAAATCAGGGTGTTACTGAATCTTGGGGAACAGTGCAGTTCCGCATATTCTGTTCGGGCATCATGTCAATCCAGCGTGGTAGTAAGCGACTCATGGAAGAAATAGCTCGACTGTGGTTGAGAACCAAAGGCATCCAGGCTATTCCCGTGTTTACGCATCATACCATAGATTGGGAGAGCGAAGAACAGCGTTGGAATGTACGCTTAATGGAAGAACAATTCCACGCAATCGCCCAACTAATGGGATGGCAAACGGGTGATGAATCTGCTGCTGAAGTGCTAAATAGAGAACGTGCAGCAGGAGAAATTAGTCCTCAAGTACGTGTATCCTTCTCAGCGGGAGGGGGTGAATTCGGTGATAGCAACCAACTGCCGGGTGGATTACAGCAAAAGGATCGTGGGTTGCGCCCCGTTAAGAACCTGTAAGCATGAGTGGTTACTTGATTCTAGTTGGACATCTAGTGGCAAACACATCATTAAGCGTTGTACCAAGTGCGGGCAGGTAGCAGTGCAACATGAACCGTATCCGTCCAAACCGAGTACGGTCGTTACACATTTATGATCGGAATCATCCAAGAAAGGTGGTGAGAAATGAGTGAGTGAATACGGAGTCCCAACAGCAGGACAACTGGACAAGATAAATGCCTTGGCGAAAAGAACCTTATCGAAAGATGAGGTTTTTGTGTTTCCAACCAAGATGATTGGGGACGCGCTGATTCCTGAACGGTATACCAAGCTGGATAAGTCTTTACTGGAAGTGTTCCGCAACGATGCTCGAACAGGTGTCGCTTTCATGCTTGACCATGCGTGGGCAGGCACGCAGAAGGCATTGGTCTATGGACGAACATTTGATGCTGTTCTGCGTAAGAGCAATGAAGTAGAGGGCGAGAAGTGGGGTCTATATGGCGACATTTACATTGTTAGGGGCAAGGAAAAGGATGGCATTTCAACCGATGCAATCATTGACGACATCGAAGATGGCACATTGTTTGATGTGTCTATAGGGTTCGGGTATAGTACGCAAATTTGCTCTATTTGTGGCAACGAATATTTCGGTGGTGAGTGTTCTCACTTGCGTGGTCGCGAGTATGACGGACAACTTTGTTATGTGACAGCGAAACCCCCAGGCTATTTGATGGAGCTTTCGGCTGTGTTCGATGGGGCATATCCGACCGCAGGGATGTTGTCGGCAACGGGAGATATGGAAGATGGCCCATTCATCCAAGTTCCCGACGAAGAACTCAAGAAATTGCCATCGGGTATTATGACATATGCCGCATATGGTTCAGTCAGCAACAAATTGGTAACCTTCCATAAGAAGGACGACTTAGCCAAAGGGAATGTATTCAGCGTTCCCGATTTATCAACATTGAAAGGTGGTGGAGAACAAGTGAGTGAAGATGTTAAGACCTATACTCAGGAGCAGGTAGACGCTCTCGTGAAGGAAGCGGTTGATAAGGCCGTGGAAGAAGCATTGGCAAAACAAACTGAGGAAGCTCAGCCTAGTGAACTTGCCCAGACATTCATGTCCGTCGAACAGGTTAAGGAATCACTAGGACAGGAATTGTCTGCCGACAAAGTGCTTCTGTTTGCCAAAGAAGGTATTGAGTATCGCAAGGAACTCAAGGAAGAAGCCCTTAAAGTAGGCGTTCGTGCTATGGGCGATGCGTTCAAGCAGGAAACCTGGGAGCGCAACTTTGACCTGATGGACATTCAGGGAATCAAAGACACAATGGCAACTTGGCAGTCTCAGGCAGAGGCAGAAATCCCTGCTGGTAGACAGACCCAGGCGGGGCTTGGCAGAGACCAGAAACTTACCATGCCTGATGAAGCGTTCAAGGTGGGACGGTAAGCAAGTCCTACACAAACTAACATCCCAATAACTCCGCTTTTATAGCGGATTTTTTTATGCTCATTTTTATCGACTTTGAGAAAGGAAGTGAAAACAGAATGGCACGTGGTGGATTGGATTATGAAGGCATTGGCGCCCTGCGCGCCCCCTTTAAGGCGGACGCTGGACTAAAGGCAGCTTATGCCGCCAGTGGACTTGTAGGTGTTGAGGGAATGGCCGTTGCCTTGACTGAGAAGGGGACCTGTGGATTCGGTAATGCAGGCGATGCCCTGCTTGGCAAACTCGAAAAATACGAGAGTGATGGTTATGCAACCGTACAGGTGGCAGGGTTCACCGAGTTTATAGGTGTATCTAACAGTTTACCTAATTATGGCAACATCCTAGTTGTCAATGGCAGTGGTGCAGTAAAGGCTTCAACTGGTGCTACTGGCACAGCAAAAGCGATTGACATCGGCTCCGAAGTAACCGGCCCCGTTATGGTATTTATCGGCTAATTGCCGAAAGAAAGGAAGTGAAATAGACAGATGGCAAAAATCGCATTGAGTAATTTAACCCCCGACCTGTATAGACAGGCACATTCGGAGGCCATGACCCTTTCCATGTTTTTGGAAGGGCTAGACCCTTCTCCTGAAGGTGGTAAGCTGGATGCTTTTGAGAGATTGATGCAGGAAGCGGGGATTGTTACAAGTAACATTCCTGAGAAAAACATCTTTTCCTCCAAGGTGGAAGCGTTTTATCGCACCGACGAGAACAAACTACTGTTCCCTGAATATATCGCCAGAACTCTCGTTCAGGCAATGGTTCAGTATCCCGTGTTCCAATACCTTGTAGCGGCTCGGACAATGATTGACAGCAATGTTTACAAGGCTGGATATCTTGATCTGGACGATGCAAAGAACAAAAAGGCAACTCAGATGCGGCGTGTAACCGAGGCCGCTGAACTGCCTATCGCTAAGTTAAAACTTGGTGAATCCGCGATCAATATCTATAAATATGGTCGTGCAATCGAAGCATCTTATGAGGCCTTGCGCCGGATGAGCATTGAAGTGTTCAATATTCACCTTCAAGAAATCGGCGTACAGGCTGCCGACAACAAGGTCGCTGAAATCCTGTCCATTATCAAAGATGGTGACGGCAACAACAACGCAGCTACCAGTTATAAGGCTAGTGACTTGGATTCGTCCTTCTCCACTGCATTGACTAGAACTGCATGGATTAAATTCCTGCTCAAGTTCTATCCCCGTGCGTGTAACACCGTGGTATCCAATGAGGACGGATTGTTGCAGATTCTTGAGGTACTATACCCCGCCTCTGCGACTGCTGGCCTGATGGACGAACTGTTAGCCAAGGGCTTGAATGTTTCCGTATCCTTACCTCAAGGCTTTGTGTCCAATGTTACCCTGCTCTACAGCCCGTATGCCGAGAAAATCGGCGGCAAGGTAGCTCTTTATGGACTGAACCGTGAGTCCGCTATTGAGGAAATCGTTGAAGTCGGTTCTACCATCAACGAGGTTGATAAGTTCATCAAGAACCAAACCGAGATCATGACTGTTTCCGAGAATAGTGGTTTTAGAAAAATACTCAAGAAGTCCTCTGCAATTATGACCCTTGAGTAATCGGAAAGGGGGCTAACCCCGTGGCTAATTTGATTTTAACCGAAGAGGGATGGCAAGAAAGAGTTCGTTCTGTGTTAGGGACGGACTCTGCCTACTTGCCCGATACCGTAATCGAATCACCAGAGTTCATCACGGTTGCCGAAGCCAATATTATTGACCAAGTGCCCGACTATGCCGACCTTACGGGCACTGACAAAGTGTATTTGGAAGCGGCAGCGGTATGCGAATGTGCAAGTCTCTTGTGTGATGCGATGGCAGTTCGAGTGCCACAGCGAGAGCAAGGGCCGCACTTTACGCAGGAATTAGTGGTGAATTGGCACAAGTTGAAAGCTGACTTGGGGAACAAGCGGGACAGTTATTTAGCGAGGTTATCAACAATGACCGTGCCGACTGTTCCGCATTTCCAAGTTCACAATCACAGGCGGTGATGACATGAGCGTGCTTCAAATCGCAGGGTTTTTCGTGGCGTGTGCGATCGTGATGGGTATAGTTC